CTTATACCAAGACTATGGTCTTCCTTCCAAACCTGATCTAAGTTTTAATCCTAATGAGGATGATTCTTTCAATGTGCGTTCTTTTGAATTGCTTCTAACTTCTCTATTAACTCAATGGACTGCAAGAAACAGTGCTTTTACTAAGACGAAATGGTTTGAACCTAAGTCTTGGAGAATTGTCATTGGTATTTTGTTTAGCGGAGAGTTTATTACTTCTGTTAGTCAAACCATGACGAGTATCTTTGCTTTTGTTACTTGGTTGTTCTTTATCAGAGAGTTGATGGAGTTGTACCCTGACGTTCCTGACGTAGTAAAGGAGGCCATTGAAATTGAATTGAGGGATCTTCGTGCGAAGATGTATGGGGATGATGGGATATGTAGTCTTCCTAACATTCTTGCACCCTATTGTTCGCTCCATGCAAATTCTAGAGATGAGTCTGACATCGATGTTGATCATGATGACAGATTTATAACTTTTGCGGACTTTCTTACCAGATTTCATGGACTTGAAATCAAAATAAGTGAATCTCATGAGTACTCTGATTTGCTGACTGAAGTCTTTTGTGACCATAGTGAAATAGTCAAAAGGGGTCCAAAAATATTACAGCGCCATTTTATTGAAGATAGTGGCAAAATAATATCTTTTAGACCCTCTAGATTGTGGAAACTTGTGGTTCCTTCACAGGAGACCATCTCTTGGGAGATGGCCGTCATGAGACTTGTTGGTCATATGTGGGATACTCACGGCAACAATAAACATCAAATACTGATCATTAGGAATCTTGTGGAAAAGATCATAGATATCCACAGTCTTGATGATTCACCGTCTATGCAGAGACAATTTAAAGCAAAGATGGAAGAGTTATACGGTGTTGACCCAAGGGTGACAAGACACTTCGACGCACTAATGGAGAAACATTACGGATTGACTTCAGCAGAAGAAAAAGCATCAAATGTTCTCAAGATGTTTAAGCTTCCTACCACAGCTCTTCTTAGATACGAATTCAATACGTTTAGAAACACATTTTCTCCAAC